CCAGTAGATGTAGGTATCGAAATCGACCGACATCGTGTGCTGGCCGATGCCCTCGACGGAATTGCGTGCCGTGGCGAGGCGGTCGGAGGCGGCCTTGATGCGGCGTTGGCGCATCTCGGCGGTGACCATGCTGGCGTGCCAACCGGTGCGGAGTTCCTCGGTGACGAGGGGGGCCATGTCTCCGAGGTCGGCTTCGAGTTCTACAGCGAGGTCGGACATTTAAAAAATTGGCCGCATTGGGGAGGGGCGCTTTTTTCTGGGGAGCGGGCGCCCCTCCCATACCTATGCGGGGGAGGTTTTGTTAGGCAGTCGGTGCGAACTTACCGAGAGCCAGAGGGCTCTTGACGCAGAGGGCGCAGATCGCGTCCACAATGCCGCGGGGGCCGCCGCCGAGGTCTTCCAACTCTTGGAAGCGGGGCTTGCGGTTGTAGCGCAGCTCGACCATGTCCATATCGAGGACATAGCCGCGGCCGTTCTGGACGGCGGTGGCGTTGACGGTCGCATCCTTCGCCAGGAAGAGCGAGGGGATGAGCTCGAGCGTGCCGAAGTCGCCCTCGAAGATATCAACGGTGCTGACGATCTTCGACTCGTCCTTCTGGTTCAACACACGGATGGCGCTAGCTACATTCGTCGAGGCAAACTGGGTGCGGGTGAACGCAGTGAACTGGCGCTTGAGCGTCGGTCCGCAAACGAGGCTGTAGGTCTGGCCTTTGCCGGTTTGCTCGTAGATGCTCTGGAGCATGTTCTGGATGTCGTTCTCGGTGAGCGACGCCGTGGCGGTCGTGTTGACCGAGCTGGTGGGCGTGCGGTAGCTGGCGTTGACCGGGAGGTCAGTCTGGGCGCCGTTTTGGATCCACTTGCCGAGGCCGCGGGTCTTGTAGGGGGTCGCGCCGGACTGCTCGACGGACTCTTGGTCCGAGCAGAAGGCTGCTTCCATCTTGCGCTTGATTTGCTCGAGCGACTTGGTGACGGCGCGGGCCATTTCGCGGCGTTTGCCGACTCCGGCGACTTCCGAGACATTCTGCGCGAGATCATCCACAGAGGGGACTTCGCGGAACTTCTGGATGCGGGCCGAGAGGAGCACGCGGTTCGCGGCGTTGTCGATGAAATCAGCAGATGTGACATCTGCATTCGACAGGACGCCGGCGGGGACGGTGACTGAGTTGTAGCCATCCGCCTGCCACTGGGTCAGGGGGTTGATGGGTTCGCTGCCCTTCTTCGCCATGGAGACGACGGGGCAAGTTTTGGCGTCAACGACCGCGATGAGGTCGGAGAGGTCTTGACGGATGCCGGTTTGACCGGTGATGAGTGTAGCTGCCATAATTTTGGGGGGTTGGTTGGGGTTTTTGGGGTGTGACTACAGCGATCCTTCAAGGAAGGCGGCGATGTCGTCGGATTTGAGTGTGGATCCGCGGGAAAAGAGGTTTTTGGCTCTTTCGCGGGTCTCGATGTCGCTGGCCGGGACTTTGGCACCCTTGGCAGGCGAGGGAACGGCGGGGGCTTTCGCAGGGATTTTCGACTCGGCGGTCTTGGCGCCTTTTTTGGCGGACATTTCGGCCCGGGCGAAGCGGAGCTTCTGGCCCTCAATCGCATCTCCGATCACGATTTCGAGATTCGGGAGGTTTTTGAGCTGCGGGTAGGCGCGGAGGGTCTGTTGGTAGATTTGATTCTCCGGCGTGCCGGCTTTGAAGAGGGCGGGGTAGGCGTTTTTGGCCTCGGGGAGGACGGTCTGGCGCTGGGAAATCCATTCCTTGCGTTTGGGAGCGTGCTCGGTGAGGACTTCGTCGGCGTTGGCGAGGTATTGGCGGACCTGGGAGGGTTCGTGGTAGACCTCTTCGCCGTCGGCGTTCTTGACCGTGCCGCCTTCGAGGTTTTCAAGCGCCCATTTGCGGACTTTTTTCGCAATGGAGATGCGCTCCTCGAGCTGCTCCGGCGTCTCCACATCGGCCAGCGGGTCGCTGGGAGTGGGAGCTATTTGCACCGGTGTGGAGGCGTCGAGGCGGGCTTGCAAATCGGCAAGTTGGGCCTCGAGCGTCTCGCTGCGGGCCTCGGCCTCGCGGCGTTTCGCGGTGATTTTGTCGATTCGCTTGAGGAGCTTGTCGGCGGTGTGATCCGCAGCCGGCTCCTCGGCTTTATCGTCGTCGTTGTCCTCGTCGGATTCGGCCTCGGCCTCTTCTGTTGAGTCGTTATCCTGGGAAAGATCGGTTTCCTGCTGGTCGTCCGTCTCGGGGGTCTCGGGCGTCTCGGTATCCGGCGTGTCCGTGGCCTCTTCGGCGGGCGTTTCCTGCGGCGTTTCGACCTTGTCGAGCGTCAGCCCCATTTCGGAGGCGATGTCTTCAAGGCTTAATATTTGGGTGTCTGTGGTGTCTGGCGTCATGGTTTCCAACCAAGTGGGTCAGTGCCTTCTGGGGCGAGCGGCACAGGGGCTCGATAAGGCGACAATGACGACGAGATTTTTAAAAACTACGGGGTCGCGGCCAGACCGACAGAAATCGCGGGAAACTGACAGAAATCGGCAGAAAAAAGAGTGGATTTGACCACAGAGGACACAGAGGACACAGAGGACGCGGAGGGGGGAGGTCCGATGGGGTCCAGGTCGCTCGGTTGCCTGATGCGCTTCCTCGGTAAATCATCCCGAAGGATGCCGAGTCAGGGGATTGGTCGCCCATACGGACGCCGCTCGCCCGCCCCAGGCTACGACTTAGTGGCGCACCGCCCTCAATGCCCCACCGGATGATTTGAGCCTACAGGGGGGAGTCAACCGGCCTTGCTCGCCTCGTCGATGAGTCGGCAGGCGGACACGCGAGTCTCTCTGGAGCAAGTGGGACAGGTCATTATGTTAAACATCTCTAAATGAGAGGATGGGTCCTTCAAGTGGCTTTGGGGGATATTTGTTAATTAAGGAATGATATCTTTTTAACAGACTTTTCCCAAGTTTAGTCCTTGATTTTAATGATACAAAATAAAGCATATCTACAGCAAGATTTTGCCAATCACCTGCTTGTTTTTGTTTAGTTTCAACTTTATTATTTAGCTCTAATTTAATCTCAATTAATCTTTTCCTAATTCTAAAAGCAATACTATTATTTGGTATTGGAAAATTTGAATTTTTAAAGCATACTTGTTCAATATCTTCTAATTCATCTAAAGACTCTTTCCAATCATTTCTGATTTTATGAATTTGACTGCGTAATTCTTGATTTTCCTCTTCAAGGTATCTAATTCTTTTTTTTAATTTTTTAATTTTGTTTGCAACTGCAATACATGTATCGCAGCAATTAAAAACAAATTGCTCTTTGTTTTTTCTAAAAAAATCTTCTTCTGAACCATAGAATAAATTGTCTGCATCAAACTCGATTTGCGTGTTCATTGTTTGCTTGCCTCGTCGATGGTTTGGAGGAGGTCGGAGCGGAAGGCCATGAGGGAGTCGAGGGCGCCGGCGCAGTGGGCGAGCGTGCCGGGGTTCGTCGCGGTCTGGATGGCGCGGACCAACTCGGAGGCGTCCTCGATGTGGTCGTCGAGCTTTTGCAGGAGGGCTTGCACGACGAGGGGCTTGATGCCGGGCATGCAGAGGGCGGTTTTCATGTCGTCCTCGTCGAGCCGGTCGGGGGAGATGTAGCGGATGGTTTTTTTGATGGTGATCATGGTTTTTTGGGTTTTTGGATGTTGGTGCGATGCCAGTTGAAGCAGTGGGGGCACTGGTAGGCGGTGTGGATTTCGGCTTTTTCGTGGAAGAGCCGGATGGCGACCCGCTCGGCGTCCGCCGCAGTGAGGTAGCGGACTTTGCCGGTAGGGCACTTGGCGGGGTAGCGTGAGAGGAGCGGGGGCTCGGCGGTTGCGGAGCTCATGTGAGTTGGAATTGGCGGCGGATGACGGCGCTGCTGAAGGTGTGGCGGGTGCCGGGGGGCGCAGGGATGGGGCGCAGGAGGCCGGCGTCAAGGTAGGTCTTGTAGGTGCGCTCGCTGATGCCGAGGAGGTCCATGACATCGCGCTTGCGGAGCGCCCTAGTAGGAGCCGCCGCCAGAGACCTGGAGCTTGCCATCGACATCATCGACGCCGCTGGAGAGGAGGTATCGGAGACAATCGATGGGGTCTTTGCTGGCGCCTTTAGGCCCGTCTTTGCCGGTCCACTCTTTGAGTGCCCAGATGGTGTTCGTGCAGCGGGAGCTGATGTAGAGGTGCGGTGCGTTGTCATGGTCTATGGGTTTGGTGTCGTCGAAGTAGAGTGCGTCGTTGATGAAGGCGATGCCTTCGGAGATGTTCTCGGCCGGGCAGGAGCGGAAGGGCATGCCCTTCTCGTCCAAATCCTCGAGGAGCGTGGTGGCGGTCTCGCGGGTGCCGACCACCACGGTGTTGCCGTAGCGGCTGTCGATCCACCTCTCGAAGACCTCGACGCCGTCGAGCGCCTCGATGCGGTGAATCTCGGCGATGTAGGCATCCAGGCCGAATCCCATGGGACTCTGGCCCTCGCCGGGCTCGCCGTCGGATTTTTTCCCCGAGGAAATGGCCCACGATCCGGTGTGGCCGTAGCCGGGGATGTATTCATCCTCCTGGGGCCACTCGCGGTAGACCCATGCACACCCGCGGGCGTCGATTTTCGCCCAGATCATAAACCACGGCTTCGTGCCGGCGGGGTCGCAGAAGTGGTAGACCGTGCCGGTCTTCGGGATGGCCTCGGGGGGGACGACATGCACCGACTCGCGGAACCGCGGGAAGCAGGTGGCGGTGGCCTTGACCGGCACGCCGTAGGCGCGGCAGAGGATCTTCTCGCGGGGCTGGCGGTCGAGCTCCTGGCGCATGCGGTCGTATCCGGCCCAGGGGTTGTTTTTTGTATGAAAGTAGTAGATGGCGGCGCGGCGGGTGCTGCATGCCTGCGACACGGGAACCATCTCGTAGCCTTTGCCGGAGCGGTCGGGGAGGAGCTCGGCGGGAAGTTCCTCGATGGTCGTGGCACCTTGGAGGTATTGCTTCACGGTCGGCGAGTAGCCCTCGATGGGGGTGAAGGTGACGACGAGGAGGCCGTTGCGCTCAAGTAGGCGGAAGCGGATCGTTTCCAGCCAATCGAGCGGAACCAACTCGTCGCACCAGGCCACATCAATTTCCCCGCCTTCAATCGTGGTGATGTCCTGCGAGTAGTTGCGGAACCAGCACTGGCTTTTGTTCGGCAGCACGAAGGTGTTCTCGGAAAAGCCGTTTTTTTGCGTGTAGCTGATATTCGTGACGCGGTCGCGCTTGGCGGTGCGAAGATTCTGCGGCATGAAATTCCACAAGATCGGCTGCTGCATGCTGACCGAGTTGTCGTTGGTCGTCTGGAAGCACCAGGCGCGGGCCTCGGGCTTGTCGATAAGCGTCCGCATGACGAGCTTCGCGGCCCAGGTGGATTTGCCACTGCGGTTGCCGCCGAGGACAAGGATGTCTTTGTATTTTTGCGCCAGCGCCTCGGCCTTGGCCCAATGCTCGGGTTCGTAGCCGTAGGCGATGGGGTCGCTTTTCTCGAGGGCGATGCGGTGCTCCCGCTCGGCGAGCAGGCGCTTGGCCCCCTCAAAGTCGGCGCGGAACTGCTCGGCTGTGACAATCGGAATCAGGGGATGCTCGGTCTGGATCATGTGCTAGGGCGTGGCTAGGGCGGCTTCGATGCGGTCGAGCCAGTGGGTGGATTGCAGTTTGGCTTTGGGTTTGGGCTTGTATGGCTTTTTGACCCGGCGCCACGGGAATGGCCCAGGGCGCAAATCCTCGGCGGTGTTGAATCGATGCCCCTCATCGCACAGCCGCCGACGCACAAATTGCCCATCGACCTCTCGGCAGGTGACAACCCGGGTAGGGGAGTGGCAGGTCGGGCAGGTCATTCCTGCCCACCTCTCAAAAGCGGCGAGGTTTTGGGCTTTATGTCCACATACACCCCATCGGCCTCGCGGTTGACCTTCAACTTCTCGTTTACCCGGTAGAACCGATTGTCCCGCACCCGCACCAGCAACCCGGTCCCATCCTCCAGCTCCACCTGGAGCAGGTTCGTGTTCCTCGGTTGCTTGCCCATCTTCACCCGGGCGACTTTCGGCCACTCAGGCGTGTCTGCTTTTTCTTCAACTTTAACTTGCTTGGGTTGTGTTTTTTTCATAAAAATTTTTCGGGGGGATGACTAGTCGGGGTAAAAGTCCAGCGGCGAACAGGCGACCCCCCTCCCCCCCCTATCCAGCCCATAACTTCTCATAACAGCACTAGAAGATAGCTGGCGCGGTGAGGCGTTCGTTGATTGCCAATGGTTTGCGCGACTACTCATTATCAGTCTCAATATCGGGGTCATCTAGTTGAGATTCGGGGCTGTTTTTTGGGCAGGGCAGGGGAGGTTTTGCCAAAGGCGACTCGACTGCTGGACTAGTCTCCAGCGGGGTAAACTCGCCCTCGATGGTCTTGGGCTTCGGGATGCTGGCGATGAGTTCCTCGAAGGACATGGCGTCGATCTTCGCCCGGATATCGATGGCAAGTTGCTGTGGGGATTCATCCTTCAGCTTGTCGTGAGCTATGCCCGCGGCGAGGATCCGGTCTTGAGGCTTGAGCTTGGCGAGTTGGTCGGGGTCGGAGAAGGTATCGAGGACGCTATCCTGGGCGAGGCGCCGGATGGTGCGCCACTTGGAGACCGAGACCTCCTTGTCCTTGTCTTTGGTTCTTGGGTGGTTTGTGATGATGCGAGTGATGACCGGGGCGGAGCAGCCGAGGCGTTCGCGAATCTGTCCCGTGGTGAGGCCGGCAAGGTAGAGGTCGCACACGATGTCGCAGAGGTTGGCCATCTCGGTGGATAACTTGGCGAAATCGATCTCGACCGGCGCCTGCTTGGCCTCGGCCATGGCGAGGTCGATCTTGGCTTTGGGGGCGTTGCCTGCGCGGACCTTGGCATCCTCGATGCGGGTCATCTTCCACTCGACGGCCTCGTCAAATGTTTTGGGGCATCCGATGTCATACCATTGCAGGACGGTTTCGGGCGCCACATTGAAGTGAGCGGCGAGGCGAACGCTGCACGCCCAGGGTGTTTCGAGCTTCTTTACTTTTCGGGTCGGGTTCATTGGGATTTCCAGAATTCAGAATTGTTGGACAAAGTTGGTGGCATGGGGCGAAGTCCAACCAATCGATGTTTGTCCAGAATCATCCCCCTTTAGGGGGATTTCTGGACAACGATTGTTGGACAAACCCAGCCGTGTCCAAAAATCGATTTCTGGACAGATTTCTGGACAATTGTTGGACAAATTAATTTGAGCGAAGAGCGTCATAGATTTTCGATTTGGAGATGCCGTATTTCTTCTTCATGGCAGAAATAAAGGCGCCCATTGGCCCAGTGTGGGCGGCATGCTCGGCCTTGAGTTGGATGAGGTCTGCCGCCGTGAGGGAATGCTTGCGCCCAGCATGGCCCTTGGCACCGGCGGGTTGATCGCCCTCCTCGTCTAGCTTGCCGATCTCCCAGTGCAGCCCCTGCTCCGCGTGTTGCAGCACCAGCGAGGTCACCGGCAGGCGGTGCTCATCCACCACTCCAGCGCGGGTGCCGCGCTTCGCCAGTAGGAGCTTAAATGTGCCATCTTCTTTGGTCGTCTGGAGGACCGCGATGGCCCGAGCCCAGTTTGTCAGCTCGCTCGACCCCAGCCCGATGTAGGCAAAATCATTCGCATTCCAGTGCGCCCGGCTCTTCGCATCACTCTGCGGCTTGCCCGTGTGGTGACTCCACACCCATGCAAACCCATACTCGAACGCTATCGGGTTTAATGTCCCACGAAGAAACCGGCTCGCCACATCCTGCCTCGAAAGATCATCCCCCACGAACGACAGCAACGGATCCCCGAAAACCAAATCCGCCGGCCTCTGCCGCACCAGCTCCCGCACCACGGCGCCGAATTCCTCCCCCACAGCCGCCGTCACCCGCACGAATTCCAGATTCTCGTTCAGCATCCGCAGCGCCTCGTCAGCCGCCAGCCCGCTCTTCGCCACCACATACGACATCACGCCTTGCACGATCTCCGCCATGTCGCCCTCATCATTCTCCGCCTGGATGTAGAGAGATTTCAGTGCCCTCGCCGGCTTGATACCGAAAAACGGAAGCCCCAGCGCCCAAGTCATCGCCGCCTGCACGGTCAAGCTGCTCTTGCCCACGCCCGACTGCCCCACCAGCAAGAGTTGCCCACCCTTGCACACCCACCGATTCCCCAGCAGCGTCCCCGGATCCGCCTTCGGCTCGAATTTAAATAACTCCTTGATCGAGTGCCTCTCCACCAACCGCTTCGCCGGCAAGCTCGCCTCCAGCGCCCT